TGGATGCACCTGTAATCCGGCGGCGAATAGAAACATCAGGATTCAATAGGTGGCAGATTGATAAGATGGGCTATCGTCCTGACTTGGACCAATACCGGCCTTTTTGGATTTCAGAGGAATTCGGCACGGCGGTAAAAAGTACGGCAGAGCCTTTTCATGGGCTTTCGGTTTTCCTTGTCGCTTCCGGCTTGGTAGACTTCATAAAGGTAGAGCAGCATAAGGACGGCATCAGTACCGATACCGGGTTTGCTTTGCATAGTTGGTATGCAAGGGACTTTGAGGCGCAGCAGGAAAGGATATTGGCAATCTATAACGAAGCACGGAGATGACACAGCAAACAGCAGTAGAATGGTTGGTTAAAGAGATTGAGTCTTTAATTACGATAGAAACATTTGAAAAGTGGAAAGCCATTAAAGAACAGGCCAAAGCAATGGATAAGCAGCAGAAAATTGATGCCGCTAATTGGGGTACTTTATATTCCGATAGCAATAAAAGCGCCGAACAATACTACACCGAAACCTACGGCAATCCATGAGACCAACATTCATCATTCCTTACCGCAATCGAAAAGAACACCTGCAAAGGTTAGCACCGCACCTTTTGCCGATTGGCGAGGTGGTTGTAGTTGAGCAGGCAGACAACCGGCCTTTTAATCGGGGCAAGCTGCTGAACATCGGCTTTGCCATTGCCCGGGAGACCATGGATTACTGCATATTCCATGATGTTGATATGATACCCATCGACCCGGCTTGCTACCGATACAACCCGGATGCAGTTACCCATCTGGCAGGGTGCTGCACTCAGTTTGGGATGAAGATGCCTTATCCGGAATACCTCGGCGGGGTTACCATGTTTAACCCGATCCACTTTGAAGACATCAACGGCTTTTCAAATGACTTTTGGGGCTGGGGAGGCGAAGATGACGACCTGCGGAATAGAGTGCTGGAAAAAGGCATTACCATTGCCAATTATCCGGGCAAGTTTAAAAGTTTGTATCACCGGCACAATTATCAGGCAGACCTGCACCGGGCAAACCTGCATTTGCTCAACCAAGGCCCGGACTTTGAATCGGGCCTCAGTACCCTGACCTACGAATCAATTACACAATTTAATTTTCAATTTTCGCCTGATATTCAGGCATATTCAGTAATTTTATAACCATGAACAAATCAGTTTTTACAAATTCATTAGTTGAAATCGGCCATCACACAATTGAAGGCCTTGATTTCACACACCTGTACATTCGCATAAATGGCGATTTGCCTATGATTGCGGAATTTTTGAAACTTTACGGCGGAAACCTGAATGTTTTCAAGTCCGGCACGGCAATAGCCAGTATTGCCCGGCAAGATATGTGTCTAACCATCTCGGCCCCTGACCTGAGTGCTGAAAAGGTTGCAGAACTGATACAGCGATACCCGGAAGAGGTGAAAATTAAAAAAGGAAGTGAAATACAAATATGAAAAAGATTCTAATTGCAGCGGCCTTTGTAGGCCTGTTTTCCTGCACCAAAAAGCAGGAGTTTATCGAATATCGCTACGGCGGTGTTATTCGGAGTAATGGCATCGGCTGCGTCTATGTCTTCACAACCGAAGACTTTACAGCGTCATTAGAGATTACCGATGTATGCGGAAAGTATAAGAGAAGCGACAAACTTTTAATCTTGAAGCAATGAAAGCACATAACGTATCGGTGCTATACGATGTGGCGGATTTTCAGCACGAAAGCCCAATACGAAGCACCACAGTTTGAATTAGTACAAATGTTTAATCGAAGCACGTCAGCCGCCATATTGTATAGCACTTGTTAGCGGCTGCCCTTCTTCACAAATCAAAATAAAATGAGACGAGCAGAAGTAATCAAAGCAGGAGATAAGAAACTCCTAATTAACAATGAACCACCAAAGGTTGATTGTCGAGTTGTTGCAGATGACAACTACAATGAAATTTTAGAAGTATTTAAAGAAATTAGGAGTTGGGATGTCAAACGCTATATTAATGGAAGCGGTGAATTGATGCCACAACCTATTCGTAAAAAGGTAGCGGACTTTTTGGAGCAGCACGGTCTTTAGGGTTGCCGCTAACTACTTTATAGTCGCATAATTGCGCCTATTTGCCAGAAAAGCAAAACCCTGAATATGACCAGAACAACCCCTGAAATAATTACCTACCTTCCGGAAAAACATATTTTCGTTTTCGGCTCTAACTTATCAGGCAGGCACGGGAAAGGTGCTGCTAAAACCGCACTTACTTGGGGTGCAAAATGGGGGCAAGGTGTAGGATTGCAGGGCAGGACTTATGGAATACCTACCAAAGATGCAGCCATAAGACGGACCCTTTCTATTGCAGAAATAAAGCGGTTTGTAGATGAATTTATTCAGTTTGCAAAAGCAAATCCAGAACTGACTTTTTTGGTTACCGAAATCGGTTGCGGATTGGCAGGATTAAAACCGAACGAAGTAGCACCTTTATTTAAAGAGGCGGTTGCTGTATCAAATATTTACCTACCTGCCCGCTTTTGGCACCCCTACGACCGCACTCCAACCGACTGAATGTAAGTATGTGGCTGTTTATTTAAGAAAAGCCTTAATCGGAAACAGAAGGAAAAAAAGTAATGGGCAAATTAAAAAAACAACCTATAAAAGATTGGCTTCAATATGTGATAGGTTTTGAATGTCCTAAAAAGCAAATTAAAATATTGGTTTGTGAAAAATCACAAGCTGATGCAATTATTTCTAAACATCATTATTCTGGTAGGCCAACTAAGAATAGTTTTTTATCTTTGCTTGTATATTACAAAGGTGAAGTTAACGGAGCATTACAGCTTGGATATGGCATAAGACCTAAAATTAAAGGAAAGTATAATCCTGATGAAATTAGGGAATTTGACCGAATGTGGTTAAGTGATGAAATGCCAAAATTCAGCGAAACAATTACACTATCGTTGCTTCACCTTTTTTTAAAATCAGCATATCCACAAATAAAATATCTAGTATCTTATTCAGATACAAGTGTTGGAAATTTTGGAACAATATACAAAGCTGCTAATTACAAACTAATTGATGATATAAAAGCGGATTTCTACATACTCGAAAATGGAGAAAGGGTGCATCCAGTTTCAATGTGGCATAGGCATAAATCAAGGGCTTGGAGTTTAATGCAAGAACTTTATCCGGGCATTAAGAAGGCAGAAGGAAGGCAATTAAAATTTATGTATGATTTATGCAAATAAAATTTGCAAGTAGGCCTTTTTTATCTTCTGAACAAGCCCCTTTTTGAAAGAGGAAATGTAGCCTCACAGCCTTGCTGCTAACTCAGCTACCCCCAACTTCTCACGACCTCACTCCAACCGACTGAATATACTGAGCATCGCCGCAACTGAAGCACATATCCTCGCCGCTTAAGTTGGCAGACTTAGCCCAAGTCCTCAGAGCCTTTTCCTTCATCGCCTTAAAGGTTACCATTGTGCGCTCGGTCTGCTCCGGATTGAAAGTCGCATGAAAGTTCTGGTTGAACCCTGCCAACTTATTCAGCAGGATTTGCTCGCCCAGTGAATAGGCCATGAACATCTTGAGGTGTTCCCGGTTGGCACAGATAAAGCTCTCAGTGCTGCATACCAGTTCCAGATTGAACATTACCCCGGACTGATTAAAGTCCGTTCTAATCTTATCAGGCAAGGCCACATCAAGCGGCATGGTAACCGGATAAATAGTCCAGTCCTCAAAGTTTGAGTAGTAATTCGGCCCCCTGTTAGCACAGGCGCAATCTGAGACCCCCCAACTGAAAAGGTCCGAAAGCCATGCGTTTTTTATTGTCGCTACATCGGTGGTATCGATTGCCAGAAAGACATTCAGCCCATCGAATTGCAGATTCAATACCTGATTGATTGGCACCTCAGAAAACCCCGCAGGCACCGTGATGGTAGTCTCATACAATACCGACCAATCAAAGGTGCTGAATACTTTCAGCGGCACATACTGAGCCTCTGCACCGGAGTTGTAAATCCAGACCGAGTTAATCCGCAATTGCAGATACTTAGACCCGAAGGCAGCAATCCAAATGCCTTTCCACTTCGCTTCCGGTCCGGTAGGCTGAATGACCTGCTGTGTGAATACCGTCGGCCTTTTGGTAAAGTATAACACCTGATCCATCTGAGCCTCGGCAATCTCGTAAAGAGCCTGCCTGACATCGGTCTTAATCTGCTCCAAAACTATGCGCTGAACAGATTCATACATCTGCACATAGCTGGCTTGGTCCTGCGTTGCAATCGAATTCAGGAACTCATTGCTGATTCCCGGAAGGTCGTTAATGTAAAGCCCGGATGCAGGTGCATCGTTGCTGCACCCTTTCAGGCCGATATAGTTGGTCAGGCAATTGCTCATACTCTTTTGAACTTTTTAGCTTTTGATTTCACTGATTTTTTTCCCACGCAGCCCCATGCCTGTCGTGAAAGGTCATTCTTGCATGGTGGTTTTGCGCATTTCTTTATTCCGCTCGATCTGGCGCAGTAGTTATCCCCCTTCGGAGTACCCGGTGCAATGGAATATCCTTTTGCGCCGAACTTAATGGTCTTGCCGCCGATTTTGGTCTTAAACTTTTTTTCCGCCATCTCTTTTCTGCTGCATGGTGTATTGTTCCTTTGAGGCAGGCCACATCTTGTGCCTGCATCGGTAACCGCCTGCATAATTGAATATGGTCTGCTTGGTTGTGTTTGGCATCTTGCCGGACCAACTCTGATTCGCCCATGATTCAATCTCAGATTTCTTGTATATCCTGCCAACTCTGGTCTTGCAGAAAGGCCGGCTTGTTTTTATTGCAGTTCCTGAATAAAGGAAGTAGCTAATATTCAGGTCGCTGCTGACTGCATCCAGATAGCTGCGTTGGAAAATCATCATGCTATCGGAAGCCAGCCGCCCGATTTCGCCTTGCAGAATCGGATTGGCAGTTTTAGTGCCTTCGATTAGGTTTTGCAGAAGCGTTTCAAACTGTACCTTGTTGCTTTTGCTGCTTAAGCTCGTTAATAGGCTGCTGACTATCGGCTCGGCCAGTGCTGCCTCAACTCCTGCACCGAGTAGCGCATCTTTGGTCTGCTCAATGCTGACCTTTACCAGATTGTCGTACAGGTCAGCCTTTGGAGTGTACTTATCCACCACCAAAGAAAAGTATTGGTCGGTTAAATCTCGCAGTTGCTTGTAGCCGCTGGTAAAGTCTTTTATTGCCTCGTTGTAGGCCTCGTTTTCGCCAATGGTGGCCATGATTTTCTTTTTCAGGCGTATGATTTCCAGAAGCTGCTTTGCCCGGGTATCGGCAGAGCCGCCAAACCGGACAGGTGCAGTAATCTCCAGCACTTGCCGGTAAAGGTCTTTGAAAATCTCCGGATATTTCGCCGCAAAGTCGGCTTCCAGTTGATTTTCCAAAGCCTCGATTTTCTTTATGATTTCCTCTCGGCTCATGCCTCAAAAGTAACCCGGCTAATTTGCCGCTGCGATATTTTCTGCAATTCTTCCAGTGCCAACTTTTCCAAGTCCTGCCTCTTTTCGGTATAGGTCTTGCTCCACCAACTATCATCCTCGGCAGTCAGCACATTGGTAAAGTAGTCAATCTTGACCGCCAGCATTGCATCCACATCGGACACCATGCCAGACTCTTTCAGCAAGGCAATCTCATCAGGCTTGTAATTTGGAAGCGGATTCAGCCGTTGCCGGATTTCGTTTTTCTTTACCGCCATTGAACCTTCTCCATATTGCTTAATCAATAGGTCTCTTTCAAGTCCATTGCTGATTTCCGGGCCGAAGGATTTATCCCGGGCCATTGCGAGTGCATCGGCAATCTCGGCAGCTGTGTAAATATCAAAGTCGGTCGGTATGGTCAATTTCGGCAGGTTCTGGTTCATCCTGTCCTCAGTAACCAGATTTGGAAGGACCGCATACTTTTGCAGGTACAGGTTTTTTGCAACCCACTGGTAAATGGTAACATAATGCACCGCTACTTGATAGAGGAAAGTATGCACCTCTTTTTTATCCTGAATCTTAGCTTCTCCAGATACGGCAAGCGGGGATTCAAAAAGGTATTCAAGGCCCAAGGCCCGCATACCATTGTAAAGTCGGGTCTGAATCTCGATGCCAAATTCTTTAATGGTCGCCAAATCTCGCTCAATTATCCCGGCAGGCGGTGTAGGTATTGCCGTCAGCTGGTTTTCATTTGTCAGCGCATTGGTTTTCGGGATGCTGATAACTATCTTCTGGAATGGTGATTCAACTACATCATTGCCCGACCCATTGCAGGTCTTGCAGGTAGTCTCCGCACCTTTGCCCCTACCTGAACCTTTGCAGGTCTTGCAGGCGGTGGACTTGTATTCCCATTCTTTCGGA